CAAGTTTTACTGTCACGTTCAAGTACAGTGACTACAGCATAAAAGTGCTATAATGGCTAAATTTGATCCTAAAGAACTGACTGGAAAACAACATGCACTGGTCTTAGTGCTGGTATTGCTACAAGTAGCACTATTAGTGTGGTTATACTGAGTTGACAATATGAACTACCTGTGATATGATCGCAGAACGATACTTAAATTATGGAGAGATGAATGAAATTAGAGAATATTATTGCAGAATGGGACAAAGACGGACCAATAGACGCAATCAACATATCGAACGAAGCTTCGAACACCCCCAAATTACACAATAAGTATTTCAAATTTTACATGGGAGAAGGTCATTTCCTACGTAAGATGAAAGCGGAATACAAAAAGCTAAAGATGCTCAAGATGGAATACTACAAGGGCGACCTAGATGTATCCGAGCTAAAGCAGTATGGCTGGGAACCTCAACCCCTTAAAATTCTGAGACAAGACATACCAACGTACATCGAAGCAGACAATGATCTGATCGAAGCTGGGTTGCGTATTGGTGAACAAGAGCAAAAAGTGGAATACCTAGAAGCCATCATTAAGATGATTGGTAACAGGGGATTCCAAATAAAGAGCATCATAGACTGGGAGAGATTTAGAGTTGGTGGCTAATGGATAATGTTCTAATAGAACGAGTAAACGATGTTTACGTTAGAGTAAGCTGTGAACCAGGCATTAAGATGGAGCTATCAGGACACTTTGAGTTTGAAGTACCGGGTGCTAAGTTCATACCTTCTGTGCGTAACAAAGTTTGGGATGGCAAGATAAGATTGTTTAATGCCATGACAGGCATGATATATGCTGGTCTCGTTCCACGCATTCTAAAGTTCTGCAACATGCGAGATTATCCCGTAGAGATCAGTGCGGGCACATACGAGATAAATGATGTGCCCGATGATTCAGGAATGCAACTAGCTAAAGAGTTCGGATCGACTTTCGTGCCTAGAGAGTATCAGAACGAAGCTGTTGTACATGCACTTAAACGAGATAGGGCTTTGATGCTATCACCAACAGCATCTGGTAAGTCGTTCATCATTTACATGCTAACACGTTTTCATATGGCACAAGGCAGAAAGACGCTCATTGTTGTGCCTACGACATCACTCGTAGAGCAAATGGCGTCTGATTTTATTGAATACAATAACGGTAATCCATTAGATATACATAAGATAAGAGGCGGCATTGATAAGAACGTTGACGCTGAGATCACTATCACAACATGGCAATCCATATATAAATTAAGAAAGGATTGGTACGAAAAGTTTGATGTGGTTGTAGGAGATGAGGCTCACTTGTTTAAAGCTAAGTCGCTGATATCTGTACTAGAGAAGATGATAGATTGTAAGTATCGTTACGGATTCACAGGAACACTTGATGGATCACAGACACACAAATTGGTGCTTGAAGGTTTATTCGGCGCAGTGTACGAAGTAACTACTACAAAGAAATTGATAGAAGATAACACACTCGCAGAGTTTGGGATCACTGCTATTACTCTACAGTATCCAGATGCGATTAGGAAGTTAAATAAAGGCAAGACCTATCAGGAAGAAATTGACTGGATAGTTACAAATGAATCGAGAAACAAATATATTCGAAATCTTGCTCACTCGCTCCAAGGCAACACTCTCATACTGTTTCAGTTCGTTGAGAAGCACGGCAAAGTCTTATTGCCTTTACTTGAGAAAGAGGGGAAACACGTACATTTCATTTACGGTGGAATCAGCGCAGAGGACCGTGAAGAGGTTAGGAGATTGGCTGAGACAAATGATGATAATATTATTCTCGCTAGTTATGGTACTTTCAGCACTGGTGTTAATATCAAGCGTCTGGACAATATCATTTTTGCAAGCCCGTCTAAATCGAAAATCAGAAATCTACAGTCGATCGGACGAGTCTTAAGAAAGCATGAGGGAAACAGTAAAGCTACGCTTTACGACATAGTTGATGATCTACAATGGAAATCAAATAAGAACTTCGCAGTCAAGCACTTCATCGAACGAGTTAAGATATACAACGATGAGGGGTTTGAATATCGTATATATAATGTTAGTATTAAAGGATAAATTATGCTGATTCATATTAAGATGAGTAACGGTGAAGACTTGATAGCTAACTCTGTATCAGAAGATGAAACAGATTTGATTATCGAGAACCCTGTACAAGTGCGAATACATCCTATTCACGGATTCTTCGCTAAGAGTTGGATGCTGTTGTCTGATGATAATACCGTTTCTCTCAATAAGAATGACATCCTCTTCTCGGGGAAAGCGAACGAGAAAGCTACAGAGTACTATGATACATTCGTATCCAGATTAGAAGAGTTACAGTCTGAAGATAATTACAGCCTAGAAGACAATCTAGATGATGACAATGCTACGCTAGAAGATGTGTTCACAGCGTTAATTGAATCTAAGTCTAGTGTTAAACATTAGTTCTATTTCTGAGAGCATAGCTCTATTATACACGATTCCACAGGCATGTCAAGTCTTTTCTAGTATTATTTCAATAAAATATAAATTAATAATGTCTTGACAAACGGTACGTTTTTGTATATACTATAGTAAATAAGTTATAAAAGGTGAGGTGATTGATGGCTAAAAGAGCGACACGAAATTACGTAAACAACCCAGAGTTTCTGGAAGCTATCGTAGCGTACAAGAAATTGTGCAACGAAGCAGAGGACTCAGGTGACAAAAGACCACAGATTCCAAACTATATCGGTCACTGTATCTACCAGATATCTACTAGACTGGCATCTAAGCCAAACTTTTCTGGTTACTCATACAAAGACGAGATGATTAGTGATGGTCTAGAGAATGCTATCCAAGCACTAGGTAACTTTGACCCAGAGAAGTCGCATAATCCATTCGCTTATTTTACGCAGATTATATGGTACGCCTTTCTAAGACGTATCGATAAAGAGAAGAAGCAATTGTACATCAAGCACAAAGTCACAGAGAATTCTGTTATGACGGGTACTGCTACTGATGGCGCAGATGATGCTTCTGGTGAACCAGCTTATATTGATCTCAATAACGATTATATGAATGACTTCGTTAGGACATATGAGAAGAAGATGGCTGACAAGAAGAAACAACAGGTGAAAGCAAAGAAAGGTCTAGAGAAGTTTATTGACGAAGATCCTAAAAAAGAGGACTAGAGTATGAAGATTGCAATACTGAACGATACGCATTGGGGCGCACGTAATGATAATACCGCCATTGCTGATCATCAGATAAAGTTTTACCGTGAAGTGTTTTTCCCTCATCTACGTGAACATGGAATAACTACAGTATTTCACTTAGGTGATGTTACTGACAGACGTAAGTATATTAACTTTGTCACAGCCAAGAATCTGGAAGACCACTTTATGCGGGTCTGTGCAGATGAAGGCATCGAGCTATACATGATAGCTGGTAATCACGACACCTACTTCAAAAACACTAATGACGTAAACAGTCTGAACCAGTTATACGGCAATACAAGCCACAAGAACCTACATCTATATTGGGAAAAGCCAGTAGAGTTGGATATGGACGGGTGTAAGATTATGCTTGCTCCTTGGCTATGTGCAGAAAACTATGATATGTCTATGAAAGCTATGGCTGACACCAAAGCGCAAATTCTCATGGGTCACTTTGAGATTACTGGCTATGAGATGGATAAAGGACATCTATGTGACAATGGTATGGACCGCAACACGTTTGCTAAGTTCGACTCAGTATATTCTGGTCACTTCCATCAGCCATCATCGGTTGGTAACATCTCGTATCTAGGTGCTCAATACGAGATGACTTGGTCCGATCACGATCAAAAGCGTGGCTTTAGTGTGTTTGATACTGAATCTCGCACAATGGAATACATCCGTAACCCATTCAGTCTTTTTCACAAGATTGTGTACAATGATACTGATATGACTATAGAGGACGTTGCCTACTTAGACACAACTAACTTGACAAACACCTTTATAAAAGTTATAGTATCTAATAAGAGTAACCCTTACATCTTTGACTTGTTCTTAGATAGACTACAAGCATCTGCTCCATGCGACATCAAAGTCGTAGAGGATCATATGAATCTTGACGTTATAGATGAAAGTGAGTTGGTCGATGAGGCACAAGACACTCTAACCATTCTGAAGCAGTATGTTCAGAACTTGGAGTTTTCTGGTGATAAGGCGAAGGTTGAGAGTATTCTAGATGATCTGTACAAAGAGGCGATTGATTTATGATTTTGTTTGAGAAGGTTCGTTATAAGAACATTTTAAGTACTGGTAATGCTTGGACAGAAGTAGAATTAAACCGAAGCAAGTCTACTCTTGTTGTCGGTGATAATGGTGCAGGCAAGTCAACTATGCTTGACGCATTAACATTCGCTTTGTATGGTAAGGCGTTTCGTACTATTAAGAAGTATCAGTTACTTAATTCTATCAATGGTAAGGGCTTAGAAGTTGAAGCATACTTTACCATCAGTGGTGCTAAATACCTAATTAGGCGTGGCATCAAGCCAAACTTCTTTGAGATTTGGAAGAATGGTGAGTTGATAAATCAGGATGCCGCTGTTC